TATTGGAAAACAATATGAGTGGATAGGTGGTGATTCGTTAAATCCAACTTATTATGATGTTTATACTAGTAATGAAATAGATAATGCGGCATTAAGATATGTTGAGAATCTGGTTAATGATGTTGGGATGGATGCATTCTCATCTTGGGTTTGGGAAGATAGTGTTGATAGTGAAAAGTGGGAAGAATGGTTAATTGATTTTTATTATGAATCAATTAGTGAAGACCCAGAAGGTTATGGTGTTGAAAAATCATTATCTGGTGAGCAAGAACAACAGGTTAACCAAATGAATAATACCATCGCTAATTTAACCAAAAAATTAGAAGACCCCAATTTATCAGATGAAGATAAAAATAAGATCAAAACTAAAATTTACGGATTAAATAATATTATAGCCGAAATTGAAAGTGAACCTGAAGGTGATTATGATGAAGATAATATGATGGACAGGGCTAGATCAGATGCCGATGAATACGATAATGATATAACGGGATTTATTGATCATTATGGTTTTGATAAAAAATTCATAATGGATTTTGTTGATTTAGGACAGGTTACAGAAACGGTGGTGAATAGCGATGGGTACGGTCCGTTATTGGCGTCAAGCGGTGAAGATGCATTTGAAGCAAGTGTAAACGGTACGTGGTATTTTATAATTCCATTGGACTAAAACTTTATTTGTTAACACCTTTGCCCTACTTTTCAATTATACGATGGCGAAGAAAAAGAAAATAGAATTTTTAATGAACACCGATTGGATGTTTGAAAAACCTATTGATAGAGAATATAAAGAATACAAATTACTTTCTTATTTTCAAAAAATGGGTGACAAACTGGATCGTTTAGAATTATATCCAGGGTTCATAGAATTATCATTACATTTAATGAATGTCCAAGCTCTTATGAGGGACAAAAAGATTGTTTATACTGATAAAAAGTTAAACAATATTGACGATGAAATTATGGTCAAAGACCTTAAGGTTAAACCATTACCGGAAATGACCACAGAAGAAATGATGGAGTTCAGAGACATCCTATCATTCTCAGCACCAAGAATAATGGAATACTTCAACATCGCGAAATCAGTATGGACGATTGTATTCGATTCTTTAGATATGAAACTTAAAAGAAATAAGAAGAACATTCTTCACCCGAAAGGTTATTTCTTTTATACCGAAACGGATAACAAAAAAACTCATGTTTGGGAATATCTAATCAAAAAAGAAACAAAAGCCAACCCCCAACGAATGACGAATATAAATTTAATTTATTCTGATGACTTAGGTGAGTTGACGATCCCAAAAGTTATTACTACATTTTCTACGTATGAAAGTAAGGACAAGCGAATGGGTCCGGTGTTTCAGATGTCATCAAACGGAATTTTTCCAATAGACGAAACCCTTTTACCCTTATTCAAACGTAGAATTGCCGGACTTATCTCACAAACAAAAATTCAAACAGAAAACCAAGAAACCGAATAAGATGAGTTTTAATAAGAGAATACTTAAGAAAGAAAATATTTTACGTAATCTCAACAATCTCTTTACCTATTTAAACGCCGATGCGGTTATCTGCACCGACGATTTTTCACGCAAAGTTTATCGGATGTATGGTGAAGGTTTTACCGAAGAAGAAATAATAAATATAATAAATAAAATGAAATGAAGATTAAATTGGAGTATGTTTGGTTGGACGGATACAAACCTGAACCCAACCTAAGAAGTAAAGTTAAGATTGTTGATTATGAATCCGTTAAGAATGCTTTCCTTGATGGAAATTTCCCAATGTGGAATTTTGATGGGTCATCAACAAATCAGGCACAGACAGGAAACTCTGATCGTTTGTTAAAACCTGTTAGACATTACGCTCCACCTAATTTTTTGAAAGGTAATGATCCCGTATATGTTTTATGTGAGGTGTTGAATCCAGATGGAACATCACACGAATCAAATAAGAGATCAAGTATTGGTGAAGGTTTTGAAGATCTTTGGTTTGGTTTTGAACAAGAATATTTCATTCGTGAAGAAGTGAATGGAAACATTTTGGGACACAAAAGAAACATCCTTAAAGGACAAGGTGAATACTACTGTGGTGTAGGTCACAATGTTATTGGTCGTCCATTTGTGGAAGAACATTTGAATATGTGTTTGAATTATGGTATTAATATTACTGGAACAAACGCTGAGGTTGCGTTGGGTCAGTGGGAATATCAAGTATTCTCGCAAGGAAAATTAAAAGGTGGTGATGATCTTTGGGTGACAAGATACTTCTTATTCAAGATCGCAGAGAAATACGGTTACCATATTGAACTTCACCCAAAACCAATTACACACGGAGAATGGAATGGATCGGGTCTTCATACTAACTTCTCAACCGATATGATGAGATTTGATGGGAACGAAGAATACTTTATGTCATTATTTAATGCATTTGAATCAAGACACGAAGATCACATTAAGGCTTATGGGTCAAACAATAACCTTCGTTTGACTGGTGAATATGAAACACAATCAATTGATAAATTCAGTTGGGGTGTGTCTGATCGCGGAGCATCAATTAGAGTTCCTCAGGACACTGCAAAAGAATGGAAAGGGTATGTTGAGGATCGTAGACCTGGATCAAACGCTGACCCATACAAAATTATTCGTGAGATTGTTAATTCCCTTTATGTTGCCCAACTTCTTTATGATACAAAAACTATGATTAATAAAGATGTTGATATGGATGGACTTAGTGAGAAATATGGGACAATATCTAATGAAGAATTACTAAAAGAATATAGAGAAGAATAATGGATAAAGAATGTGTATGTGGTGGAACGGGAACTTGTCAGTGCCCAACACCAAAAGTAGAACAAGTAAATCACCCTATCCATTATGGAGGAGAAAATAACATTTACGAAGCCATCAAAGTAATTGATGCTTGGGAATTAGGATTTAGTTTAGGAAATACAGTAAAATATATAAGTCGTGCAGGAAAAAAAGGAAAAGATAAGGAACTTGAAGACCTCAGAAAGGCACTCTGGTACCTCCAACACCACATCGGAACACTTGAAGAAAAAAACAGGTCTTGATAGAGAGATCAGCGTATTGGACGCAATCACAACACCAAACGAATTAATCCGTGAAACCCTCATTAACTTTATGTGGGGGTTTCTTGGAAATTCAATTGTTGTATTTGCGGCAAAAGAACTGGACTTTTTAGTTTTGATTAACTATATTGTTTATTACATTCTAATTTCGTATATTGTGAATAGGAAGAAATATGAAACAATGTTAGGTAAGTTTATAGTTCTTCCTGGTTCCGCCGCAATTGGAGCGTTTACAGGTTATAAATTGGCACAATTAATTTCAAATTTTATTTAATTATGGAAAAAGAATGGGATTTAGATGAAAATCAAGGTAGGTCAAAAGAACATATTGAACGAAACTATAAGTCATTTAAAATACTTGCTTGGTTTGGGTCAGTATTAATAATAGTGTTAATAACAGGTTTAATCGTAAATTATATATCAAAATGAAATACTATAAAATTACAATAGGAGGTAAAGGTGCTGAGGTTTACCCCTTCCAATTAAACACAGAACAATACGAAACTCTGCGAGATGGTGGGGTTGAGCAAGATGAGTTAGATTACGATCAAATATGTGAGATCTTAGGTGTTGATACTTTTTTTGACGCACCAAACGAATCAATTATGGGTGTATACCCTGATGCATTCTTTGTAAGAGTTGAAGATGAAGAAGGTAATGTTGTTTATCAGAGTGAAGATCTTGATAGCGATATAACCGATTACGAAGAACAATATTGTGGTGAGGTCGCATACCTTATCATTGAGGATTATTGTAAAGGAGAACACATCGTTTACGACATTCCTTTAGAGGAAGAGTTTGATATTGACAAATTAAGATTCAAAGTGGATGACATCGGTTGTCGTGTGGAAGTTGTGAGTGGAATCTTATATGACGAAAAAGATTACAATATATATAAATCATTTGGCGATACATCCAGTAAAGGATACTATTACCATTTAACAGCAGGAATTTAAAAAATGATAGAAACAGGAAAAATAATTAACGGAGATTGTATTGAGGTAATGAAGACATTACCGGAGGGTAGTGTTGATCTAATTGTCACGTCACCTCCATATGGTGTTGGGATTGCTTACGATGTTCACGAGGATGATGTTGAATTTAATGAATATGTTAAGTTTGCAAAATCTTGGTTATCAGAGGCATATAGATTATTAAAAGATGATGGTAGAATCTCATTGAATATTCCCTATGAAATTAATAGACAGAAAAAAGGTGGTCGTATCTTTTTTGTCTCAGAGATGTGGCAGATTATGAAAGAAATTGGTTTTGGTTTCTTTGGTATTGTGGATTTGGAAGAGCAGTCACCACATAGAAGTAAGACAACAGCTTGGGGTTCTTGGATGAGTCCAAGTTCGCCTTATATCTATAACCCAAAAGAATGTGTTATATTGGCATACAAAAAACAACACATCAAAAAAATCAAAGGTCAACCACAATGGACTGGCGAATTAACTGAAATTGAGAATGAAGATGGTTCTAAAAGGAACAAAATGGTCTATGACGAGAATGATAAGAAAGAATTTATGGAACTTGTGTTTGGTCAGTGGAATTACTTTGCAGATACTAAATCACTCACCAAGGCGACCTTCTCAATGGACATCCCAACAAAGGCGATTAAGATATTGTCCTACAAGAACGATGTAGTGTTAGATCCATTCGCAGGATCAGGAACTAGTTTGGTGGCTGCGGAGATATTAGACAGACGTTGGTTAGGAATAGAACTTTCACCAAATTATGCTGACGTTGCAAGAGGTAGAGTACAAGCGTTTGTTGATGAGAAAAAACAAGTTAAGATACAATATCAATAACATCACCCTCTTTAATATTGTATTTTCTACAATCACCACCTGGTAATTCTAAGATCATATCACCATTACCCTCATAATTCTCACATTTATCTGAGTGACAGGGTTTACAGTTGTGATGGATTTTTGTAATCTGATCACCATCAATAAAAACGATATCCAAATGAACTACACAATTTTTCATCCAAAAGGAGTGTGGTTCATTTTTCATTAAAAATAACATACCATCAAAAGTTCCGTCAAACTTTTTGCCCATCATACCATTTTGAATGTCTTTGGTTGTTAAAACAGTTTTAACATTAAAAAAGTTATCATTTATTTTTACTTTCATATTTATAAATATCTATGAGAAAGTTTAGAAAGAGTGCTGGTGTAATAATTAAACATGGTGATGAGGTTTTATTATGTAAACGATCACCTGAAGAGTCATTACCAAACAATTGGTCTATACCGGGTGGTGGTATTGAAAATGGTGAATCACCAGGTCAGGCCGCAATCAGAGAAGTCCATGAGGAAACAAATATTGAACTTACCACAGATCTTGATTTAGTTGGTATGATTGATACTAAAAACGAAGATGGGTTAAAAACAGGAATGATGTTTGTTTTTTTACAAGAAACAAAAGATAAAAAAGAAGCAGAGTTAGAGAAGGCAAGTCACGGTAAGGAACACACCACTTGCAAATACTTTGAGAGTAAGGACATACCGAAACAAAAGAACACAAAAGAATTATACGATATTTTGAAAAAAATCCTCAAATAGTTTTTTGATTTCAAAAGATTTACTATATTTGTAGAAATAAATCACAGATGATCAAGACAACCTTCAACCACACCATTAGAATTATGAATGAGAAATTTGGTAACTTACTTACCGAGTCTTTCGTTGACCCAATCCAATTCAAGATTTTTTTGAAAATGGTAGATGGGGCTTTGAACGTTGGTGAGGACCTTTCTTACTTTGACGGTAATACCTTCTTGGTACACATTCCACATAAGATATTGAAAGAGTCGGTAATCTTGACGAATGTCAGTGAGATTAGTGTTAGTGAACAAGTTAGAAACAAAATTGAAAGTTTAGTATGATGAAAGTATTTGTAAGTATTTTGACGAGTGTTCTTTTTTTAAGTTCTTGTAGTAAACAAGAGCTCGTACCGCAAGAACCGATTACACCACAACCAATTATTACCAATCCTACGTTGGTGGATAGTACACTATCGTTAGCAGGACAGACTTGGGTGATCACAAAAGTTCTTAATACAGATATGATGTATGAAGACCGATCAGACACTTTGGTATTCATTAACACGAGTGACTACACATTCAACGGGTACCCGAGTAAGTATAATTTAGGTGTAACTCCAACTACGTATAAATTAAGTCTGTATGATACGGCTTGGGGTAATATTGGTGGAAGTTTATTTAATTATAATATTGTTTCAGGAAAGGTTGACGGGTTGGATTTTTTTGATATATTTAACTCAAGTCGTAAAGTTAAACTTTGGATGGTAAGATTATAGTTTCTTTGTTCTATCAAAACAAAGTGGTGGAGTAAACGACATTCAATGTCGGACCTAAAATTAAGGTGAGAGAAATCTCACCTTTTTTTATTTTCCTTATATTTATTAAGAAAATATAGTATGAAAAGTAAATTTGTATTAACAGAAGAAGAATCTAAAAGGATTCTTACCTTACATAAAGAAAAAATTGATCAAGAAAGAGGAGTTGTTTCAGAACAAGGTGACAAATTAAGAGAAAGGGCTGATAAGTTAATTGCGAATGCTAATAAAAAAACAAAAAAAAATGGTTACTTAACCTTACCATATGACGTTTCATTCGAAAAAACCGAAGGCGGTGGTTTCCTACATGAGTTAAAACTATTTAAAGGTGCAATTTTCAAAGTAAAAAAACCAAACGTTTTAATTTCAGATACTAAATACGAATTAGTTGGTAGCCTTAATCCATTTGGTGGGTCAACAAAACAAGGGGCAAGAAAGGGTACAATTATTTATAATTGTGGTAACAAAAAATTTAAACTTGATGGAACTACCGATAGTTATTTCAACGAAGATCGTTATATCGAAATTGAAATTTTTAAATATGCTTGTAAAATGTCAAAAGGTGGTGGAACAACAACACCACCCCCAACACCAACACCAAGTAAAAAAGGATGTCCAAGTATTGTTAAATCATTCACAGATGCCGGTTATACTCAAATAACTGTAGAAAGGTATAGAGAATTAGCGAATGACAAAACAAGAATTAGAAAATATAAATTTTGTCCAGTAACTAAGAAAAATTTATATTTTGCCAAACCTCAAGTGACTCAAACAGGACCAGCACCTACACCTGTACCTGATGGTGGTGAAACTAATACTGGTGGAGGTGGACAGACATATCCATTTGATTACGATACCATATTAAAGGCTTTCCCACCTGATGAGATAATCAATCCATTCGAACA